CGTTAGTGTCGAGGTGCTCGGAGTGCCCGTGTTGGTCGAGCCGACGCCATAGGACTACTGAATCTGTCCTGCTGTGGTGATGTAGAAAATGAACGCGCAGTTGTTCGGATTGGTGCCGTACCAGTTCGCAATAATGACCTGGTTAGAGGTGACATTGGCAGGCCGCACCCACCCTTCAATGGTGAAGTTGCCAGAACCGAAGTCCAGGCCAGCGAAGTTTGGCACGGTTGCATAGTCGCTCGAACCATTGAGCAACAACGACGCGCCGCCGAACTTGCTCTGCGCGGTGCTAATCTTCGCTCCGCTAACCGCAGTCCACGTGTTGCCCTTCTGGTCGGTGAATGTCGTGCTGCCATTGGTTCCGTCGAAATGCAGCAGCGCAACGACGCTTCCGAAATTTGGATCGCCGCCTGTCCGATACCTGGTTAATCCTGCGATCATGCGATGTCACCTCCAAGAACCCAACTGTTCGCAGCGATCTGCGTTAGCACCATAGCCGAATACTGCGTGCGCGCATTGAACGTGCTTGGTGTGCTCACGGTGACGCCAGAACCTGCGGCCACGGAAGTCTGACCGGCGCCTAGCTGCGGAATCATGATCTGTGTACCGACAGGAAATGCCACGCTGCTATTCGGCGGGACGGTGACGGTGTTCGCGGACGCATTGTTCATCGTTACGATGCCTTGATTGGCTGACGATGAAGGTGCATCCGTGAGCGCCAGCGTGTAGGCCGTGCCGGTCTGCGCGTTTACTGGAAGTGGAGAACCACCGCCGCCGCCGCTGAGCGGCGACCATGCCGAGCCGTTGTACACCTTCTGTGTGCTAACGCCCTGGTCATACAGGACCCATCCGCTTTTCGGCGTGTAGAGAACCCACGCGCTGCTTCGCGCGACCCAGACAGCAATCTTGTTCGTCTGCGATGCCCATGCGCCGGTTGCTCCGCTCGGCACGATGTAGGCGTCACCATTGGCGGGCGATCCTGGCGGCGTCGTCGTGGTCGAGTTCTTGACCGTACACTGCACCAGCGCGTCGAGCGCGTCCCAATTGCTGTTGTGCTGCGCGGTCCAGCCGTTGTCGCCCGGCGTGTAGCCGGACCAGATGCCGATGTTCCCGTCTTGAGAAGATGCCATGCTCAGATGCTCCCGTAATCGGTGCCGTAGTTCAGACCATAGCCGACGCGTGATGTCGACGGCAGTGTCTGCGATTGCCAGCTCGAGATGCCACCGCGCACGGCGGTGACGCTGAGCTGGACTGTGGAGTGCGTATCGTCAGGCGTCGTCCATGTCCAGCTCGTGCCGGTGACGCCGGTGAAGGTGGCGAACGTCGTGCCGCTGCCGTCCTTCAGGACGATGGTGTAGGTGGTGCCGGACTCAGGCGTAATCGTGCCCTGCGTCTGGTCGATCATCTGGTCCTGCTGCGTGACGCGGTTGCGCTCGCGCCATGCAAGCGTCAGCGAGCCGGAAATCTTCACGACCTGGTCCCAGCGCACGCTGTTGACCTGCAGGAACGCCGGCGGATACGGCTTCGCCTGGCGGCCGGCAATGGTGACGTTGATGTTGGGCGCTAGGCCCAGCGCCAGCGTGCCGCCGCGCGTGGTCTGCGTGAGCGCGCGCTGCTGAACCACTTCGCCGCTGAAGTATTGAACGCCGTCGCTGCCGGTGAAGCCGCCATCGTAGAACCAGATCCGCGCACCGGCCGCGTGCGCCGCTGGTACCGTGTCCAGGCATCCGCGCGTGATCGTGGCCGTTCCGGCGATCGGATCGAGCGCGGTGACGTTCACTTCCTCGTTGTCGATCAGCGCAGCGCACGGTACCTGCACGTTGTCCAGGTCGACGCCGGCCAGCAGCGTGAGCGCAGTGTCGAACGGCTGGATGGCCGACTGTATCGTCGCGGTCGGGCAGAAGTCCGGGCTTCCGTACTGCTGGAATGCCGCCGGCGAGACAGCGGTCCAGATCTGATAGTCCGTGGCTAGGCCGCTCGGACGCGACGCCAGTACACCCGCGTAGCCGGCCGTGTTCGACAGGCCAGCTAGATCGGAAGCGGTCAGGCCTTGATATGCCTGGCGATAGTTCAGCTCAACGCCTTGGCTGTACGGCGATGCGGTCGGCGTCATATCCGGCACCGTCCATCCAGTGTTCTGCACGGCGATGTAGGCCGTGTCAGGCAATGAGAACACATCCTGCACGGCCGTCACGGTGATGGCGCCCTGCGTCAGCGTGCCGTAATCGACCTCGCCGATGCGGAACACCATGTTGCTGATGCCGAGATCGGTGAAGTTCAGCACGAAAAGGCCGCCGGGCAGGAACTGCCACGCGGACCGGTCCAGCTTCAGCTTCAGGCGCCGCAGCGGCACCGATACGGCGCGCAGCTCGCGCTGCGCCAGGCGTGACGCCAGATCAAGCGAGGCGATGCCGTTGTAGTCGCGCGAATCGCTGATCACTACTCCCTGCGCCTGGATGGCGCCAAGCGCCTGCAGTGTCGTGACGCGCTTCGTCTTGGTGGTCGGGTCGAACCAGTTCACGACGATCTCGTTCGTTGCGCCAGTAACCGATGCCGATTCGAGGCTGTCCACCGAGAGGATATCGTCGCGCGTGATCGTCGGCAGAGAGCCAATGCTGTAGCCACCGCGAATGAGGTTGAACTGGAATAGGCCGGTGGTCTTGGACTGCACCAGCACGCCGCCAGCGTAGTTCATCACGAGCTGCAGGAAGCTCTCGATGGTGTCCTGGCGAAGCCACAGCAGGCACAGGCCCAGGCCCTCGGTGTAGAGCTGATCGGCGGCGGCCTGGAACGCGGTCGTGTCGATGATGCCGGCGGGATAGCCCATGCCCCAATCGCGGTTTGTCAGCACCTCGTAGACGATGTGCGCCGGGTTCATGGCCTTGACGCCGTTCGAGAGCGTTATCTGCGCCTTCGCGGTGTACCAAGGGTTGTTGCTGTCCCAGCCCTGCGTCGCGCGGCGCACTCGGAACGACCACGGCTTCGGATACGGGTTGTTCGAGGCGATAAGGCCGCCGTTGAACACGACCGACAGCAAGCCGCGATAGGCCGGCTGCAGGCCACCGATGACGCTGGTGAGGTATGCGTTCGCGGCCTGCGTCGACTCGCCCATCATCACGTCGAGTTTGCCCTGCACGCCGCCCTCGCCCTTGTCGCCGCCGTAGGCGTTCGGAGCGTTGATCGTGATCGAGCCGGAGCTGGACTGCGTGCCAGACCACAGCGTGACATCACCGCCGCGAATCTCCACCAGAGCGTCAGCCGGTCCGTGCGAGATGCCCGCATGAAGGCCCATCTTGTAGCGATAGCCGACTGTGACCTTGCTGCTCTTACCGCCCATCCTCGGCCTCCTTCCGCGCGATCTCGGCCACGCGAAGCGCCAGCGCGTCGCCGGTGGCTTCCCACTTCTCGATCGGCATGCCGTTCTTCACGAAATCGGTTATATCGAAGCCGTGCAGCGCCAGCCATTCGCGCATGCCTCGCGTGCAGAAGTAAGCAGCGCGAACGTGGCGCACATGAACGGTTATCTCGCTCACTTCTTGCCTCCCTTCTGTTTGATCGGGACGTTGCTCAGGTTTCCATACCAGAGCACCATCCAGTTATCGATCCAGACCTCTCCGAACACCACCGGAACCGGTGTGCCCTGAGCGATGGTCGGGATGTTGACGTCCTGCAGCGTCGCGGCCGGAGGCGGCTTGATCTTCGGTCGCGTTGCGTAGGAGATCAACGCCGAGACGATCATGATGACAAGCTGAATCCACATGGGTCAGTACACCGGGTTCGCGATGGATCCATCCATCGGGTTCTTGGTCGGGATGTTCGGCTGGCCGCCGTAGTTCGGAATATTGCCGAACGCGTTGCAGTTCGTCATCGTGCGATTGCAGCCAGGGTAGAGCGCGATCGAAAGGCCAGGAACGAGCTGCGGCGACGTGTATGCCAGCGTCAGCGTTGTGCCGCTCACCGCGTCGATGGTGCGGCGCTCGAGATAGCCGGATCCGCTGTCCCACTCGATGTAGCCACCGACGAAGCTCAGGCCTGCCGGCGGATTGAAGCCGGCGCCGGTGATGGTGAAGCCGCTCACGGTCTGGATTGGCGACGTGACCTTGAACAGCACCGGACTCAGCGTGCAGCCCGGTCCATACAGGACGTGTGGGCAGTTCAGGCCCCAGCGCCGGCGCAGTCCCATCGTCTGCACGCTGGTGTAGACCGGCTCGCACGAGATCTCGATGGTGCTGCCCTGCCACGTCACGCCGGTGACGCGGCCCACCCAATCGACGATGAACTGGCCGTCCGGATCGGTGAAGTGCGTCGAGTAGACCGTCAGCAGCACATCGCCCCCAGGCGGGTACTGCGCGTAGAGCTGCGCGATCGAGATGTCACGCGGCGCCATCACGCGCATGTTCTGCTGGCGAATGTCGCTCGACTGCACTGGCGCCGAGCGTGAAATCGGCGCTGCCGCGTAGACGTTGGTCAGGTACGTGATCGGCCGGTCAGCGGACGTGTAGCGGTAGTGCGCCGTGCCGATCGAGAAATCGAACAGCAGGACCGGCTCGCCGCTGGCGATCGAGGTTTCGTAGGCATTAAACGTCATGGTTCGTTGCCCTCCATTGCGTCGAGGCTGTCGACAGGCCGACGTCGCTGCCTTCGTGGTTGAGGTCGATGCTGTC